ATGCATGCATAAGCTGTGCATCAGACATAGCTATCTTCGTTTTCTGTTTGTTAGCATAAATTTTACTACCAGCAGAAACGGCTAATTTAATAGCTGACAACCACATACTAATACCAAGTTGCTTTTTTATTTTTAGACTTCAGCATTCTTCTAGTTCCTCTAACTTCAACTTCTTCTCCAACAGCAATTTTATTAAATGGTGCTTCTTGGTTAGTTAAAATTTTAGATCTAGGGTCTGTTGTTGTATTTACTTCTGGTGTAGGAATTTCCTGACCACCAGTTGCATTTGACGTAACAACTTCACCTTTTCTGCCTACTGACATTTTATCTTTTAAAGCCATAATTTTCTCCTTCTGCTTTTATACTTATTTTTTTTTAAAATTTCTACCAAAATCGTGAATTTTACTTTGGTTAGCCATTTCTTGTTTTGCAATAGATGTAGCTGCTCTTAATTCTGCAAGATCTTCGTTCTGTTCTAGCTTATCATCTTTGTTTTGTTGGTTCATCATAGCCTTCATTCGGTCAAGATTAATTTTTTCTTGAGCTTGTTCAGCTTTAACGAAGTCATCTTTAGCTCTTATGTCTAATTCTCTTGCTTTTAACTTAGCAATTGGGTCATTTCCATACTCACCCATTAATTCTTTTTCTTCTTTAGCAAAATCTTCAAACATTTCTGCAATTAACACTGATTTTCTAGCTTCAATCTGCATATTTAACGCCATCATCTGCTGTTGTATTTGCGGATCTTGCGCTAAAGCAGGATTTGCTTTCATTTGCTGCTGCATTTGTTGCATTTGAATAATTTGATCTTTAAATTCTACTTCAACTTGCTCTAATGCCATCAAACTTATGTGTTCAAAAATATTTTTTTGCATTGAAGCAGTTACCATCGGGTTATTTCTAGCCATTGATGATGTCATAAAATTTAAATGAGCCGTAATGTGAGCTCTATGGTCCTGACCTTTAAAAGCTTGAAATGGTTTTCCAGATAAAGCTTGTATTGCTTCAATACTTGGATCCATTGGCATTGGTCTTGGCACAGGTTTTAAAATCATATCAATATTTTTTACACCCAACGCTTCATACATTGCACGATACGCATTATACAAGTTATGCATCTGCGGATTTGATTGTGCTAATTGTAATTCTGCTTGAGCAATAGAAATTCTTTGCGTTTGAGAAAATATATTAGGATCTGCAATTGGTAAAATATCTATTCTTTCATCAAAGTCTGTTTTCTTAATCATTCTTTGACCACCTACAACATCATAAGGATATTGTTCTGGTAAATATAATTTAAATACTCTAGCCAACATCTTAAACTCATTCTTAAGACTCACATAAATTCTTTTGTGAATCGCAGACATTGTTCTGCTTCCTTTCTCCAACAAAGCCACTGTCGTTCCCACTGCTGCTTGTTGATTCCCATCACCTACTTGAAGGTCAGCAATGGACGCGAAACGCTGTCCAGCTGATACAACGACACCCATAAGCTGTAACAAAGTTTGTGATGGTTCCTTAAATGGAAGAGCCATAAAAGCATCTTTAATATTTCCACCTGGAGCATCCACATCTCTAAATTCACCTGGAGTTATAGATTGCGCGTCATCTCTAATTCTGATGCCGCGCATCTTAAATCCTGCTGGTAAATTGGAGAGGGTACCAGCATCTAGTAATGATCTTAGAGCTGCAGTTGCAGTTCTTGATAGACCACCGATCATATGAATTAATCCAAACCCATAGAAACCTAAACCGGGTAAAAATTTAAAATGAACAAAATAAGAAATTTTCTTTTTCTTTGGATCATCTAATTCATAATTTCTTCTAATCGATAATACTTCACGTGATGCTTCTTCAATTGTTACAATGTATGGAAGTTTAATTCCTGTTTCTTCGCCTGCCGCGTCTCTGTCTTCAAAGCCTTCTAAATCTAAATCAATATGAAATTCTAAAATGTTATAAACGTCTTCATCTTTTGTTTTTGTAATTCCTTCTAGTTCTCGTTCTTTTCTCTCAAGATCAGACTCGGTATCTGCAGGTTCACCAATATCTACATCTCTGTAAAATCCTCCAACCATTTGTTTTCTTAAATCGTTGCCTTTCATTTTAATACGGTGAACAACGGCCGTTGCATCTTCAAGAGATGTTGCAGTATAAGGTACCACTAAATCTTCTGCTGGTACAAATTTAGAAACTGCTCTACCTAATAAATCATCATAATAAATTTTTTTAAATGCAGATCCTGCAAGTGGTAAATAAAATAATAATTGATCAAACTCAGGTTCGTATTCTTTCATTTGATCCATCAACTGATAGTTCATAAAATCTTTAACTCTAGTTGATTGCATTTCTTTTTCAGGACTTGGAGCTCCCATGATTTGAGTTCTTACTGGTCCGTCGGCCGGGAGTAATTCTTTGTAAGCCAATGCTTGAAATTGAGTAACCGCTTCTGCAAGAACCGGGTGTGTAGCTCCCGCTGCACCTGAGAAAGGTTCTGTTCTATCTTCGTATTTAAATCCTAAAAGATCTAAACCAGTAATGTAAGTGTGCTCCCATTCTTTACGAGACTCTTTGTAGTCCATGTAATTTGAATTTAACTCTGAACCTAAAGGACCTAACACATCCTCTGGTAGTAACTCAGCTAAATTGTCAAAGTGGTTTTCACTTTGTGCTTGGTTAAATGCTCCAGGTTCAAAATTAATTTCTACGCCGCCATCTTCTGTCGGGGTAATCTCTGTTTCACCAGCGTCTGGTAATGATTCTTTAATTTCTTCAGTAGCCTCTGCTTGTTCCTCGGGCCCTGGTATCTCAACCGATTTTCTTATTTCGGTTAATGCTTTGTCTATGTCTGCCATTTATTTTCTCCAATTGATTAGGTTTATCTTGTTTTGTTTGATTAATCAAGCCTCGAGGATCGGGGCCAGATAACGGTGGTATCTGATCAAACTTTACGTGTTTCATGTTTTTAACTAATGTAGGATTCTTTTTCATTACCAATAAAATTTCTTTTTTCGTTTAGGTTGATCTTCATCTTTATAGTCTTCTGGGTGTCTTATCAACCCTCCTTGTCTAAATCTCATTAACGCTTGAGTCATAGAATCCACTAAGTCATCATGATCTCCATATGGAAAAGCAGCAACTTCTTCTACCATTTCTTGAGCAAACTCTTGATCTAAAGGAGCCCATACTTGGCCAGCTTCAAATATAGGAGAAACTGCATTGACTCTAGCAATTTTATCTTGACCTTTACTAGGTGTAAAATTTACTGCGGGTATTCCCATTTGTCTAAGCTCATACATCAAAGGAAGTCCTGATGCTTTTGCTTCAATAATAACTGTATCTGGATTCCAATATTTATATTGTTCTAATGCAACACGACGTAGTTCTGGAAACTCTAATCGTTCTTTGTAAGAATCTAATAATATTATTTGTGGAGCAGCATCCTCGTTTGGACGAAAAACTCCCCACGTTGTAATTGCACTATAGTCAGCTGTCTCCTTTTTTAAATATGCAGTATCGTAACTTTGAATAGTGTGTTCAATAACAGGCATGTGTTCGAGCTCCCAATTTTTCCACCATTCTCTTTTGATCAAAGCTCCTTCTTCTGAAGTTGGGTTTTGCATGTATTGCGCGTTCCACTTTGCAACACCCGCAGATGCCTTTACAGATTCAAGATCCTCGAGCTTCCAGTATTCAGGCCAGACCGGTTTACCTGTAGGTAAGATTGCTGGAAATTCTATAACTTCCCATTGATCTGCATTTTCATTTTTCTGAGCGTTAATTAATTTTTGTGTAAGATCTTTTGTACTCCAACGAGTCATAACTAAAACAATACGACCTCCTGGTTGAAGCCTTTGCCGTGGTCCACTAGTATACCACTCCCATGCATTATCAAATGCGATAGGTGAGTTTACATCTTGCTCTGAATGTGGATCATCTATAATTAATAAGTCTGCACCTCTACCGGTTACCGCACCTTGGACACCGACTGCAAAGTATTCACCGCCATCAGATGTATTCCAACGTCCTGCAGCTTTACTATCTTCCTGGAGTCTTGTTTTAAATATTGCTTGATACTCAGGAGAATCAATTAAGTGTTTTGTTTTACGACCAAAGTTTACAGCAAGTTCCGCTGTGTGAGTCGCTTGAATAATTTTTAATTTTGGATTCTGTCCGATCATCCATGCAGGAAGAAAGAACGATGCAAATTCAGATTTAGTATGCCTAGGTGGCATGTTTATAATCAGACGGGTCAATTCTCCTGTTGCAAGTTTATTAAATTTTTCTGCTATGGTATCATGATGGGACCCCTCTATAAAA